AGTCAGATTCCATTTAGTGTCGCGTATAGCAACCGTACTAATTACTTTGAGTCGCGTCCGCCACTGGAAGACATCGCGATGTTAAATTTAAAAGCGTACCAGGTCCAGTCTGATCTAGACAATCAACTCCACATCAGCGCTGTACCAATGCTCGCTTTTTATGGCTTCCCATCATCGGCTGAAGAGGTTTCTGCTGGTCCGGGAGAAGCCATAGCATTCCCTGCGGATGGTCGCGCAGAATATATATCTCCGCCTAGTGATGCATTTTCTTCACAGTTTGAGCGTTTGCAGCAAATTGAGCAACAAATAAATGAGTTAGGTTTGTCCGCAGTATTAGGGCAAAAGTTGAGTGCTGAAACCGCAGAATCCAAGAAAATTGATAGGTCACAAGGCGATAGCACAATGATGGTTATCGCGCAAAACATGCAGGATATGATTGACAATTGTTTACAATATCACGCGCAATATCTTGGCGATTCACAGCCAGGCAGTTGCTATGTTAATCGCGACTTCCTTGGATCTAGGCTTGAACCACAGGAGATTCAGTCACTGCTTCAGCTATATACTGCGGGCACAATTACGCAAGAGACGCTACTTTCTCAGCTAAGTGAAGGCGAAGTATTAGGTGATGATTTTGATGTTGACAACGAGCTTGATGCTACGCAGAATGGCGGTTTACTGGATGAGACAGAATCCACATTGATAGAAGAACCCACACCTAACGTCTCCTGATATTTGTGCCAGAATAGGTGCAGCATAGTTGGATTTATGAGCAGCAACACTGATCGCCGCCTTCTTCAATACACACAGCGCAAGTTGCCCGACAATGTATTTGCAATTGTCCGAATGACTTGGTTCTATGATGGCGTCTTAGAATCAGTAGAAGAAGTGCGACTAATTGATGAAGGATTGGAGACGTTAAATGGATTCATTGATTGCATGAAAAGCGCGATAGAAGCTGGCGCAGACATTTGCATAATTTCGTCATATTCAGCAGCAGAGATCGGCCTTGAAGAAGAAGATCAATGACTGTCCCCGCTGAGCTTTATAGAAATGCGATTGATCTCAATCGTTTCAGCAATTCTGTGGCTCGCCGTATTATCAATGTTTACAATGATATTGTCATTGACGCTGTAAATCAACTTAAAATTATCGACGAACTTGGTTTAGATGACGCGAATCAATTGTTCCGCGCCGCAAGGCTGAGAAGTGTACTCGCGCAATTGAAGGAATCACTCACAGGTTGGGCCGGTGATGCAAGTAATTTTACGGCGACAGAGTTGCAAGGCTTGGCGATATTACAAACAGATTTTGTAACTCAGCAGCTAAGAAATGTAATACCTGCAGGGTCGCGCTCTTTGGTTAATACTGTTGAGGTTTCGGCTAACTTTGCACGTACTGTAGTCTTGGCCGATCCTACTGACATAAACACAGTTGTCTTGAGCGACGATCTGTTTAAATCGGTTTATGGTGTAGAGCAGGGCGGTCAACGTGTGGTAGGACGTTCGACTTTTAACTTAACTTCATTGCAGGGAAGCGCCATAACACTACCAAATGGCAAGATCATCGACAAAGCGTTCAGAGGCTTGGCGATAAATTCAGCTGAGATGTTTGCTCAAATCACGCGCCAAGGTCTCTTATCTGGCGAGACTTTAAATCAAATATCACGCCGACTAAAAGGAAGACTTAAATTTGGCGATTATGCACCATTGTCAGTCGGTCAAGTGAGAGCTGCTGGGTTGTCAATTAAGCAATTACAACAGGCTGGTGGCGAGCTAACGTCTGTCGCCAATCATCAGGTACAAACTTTAGTAAGAACGAGTGTGAACCAAATTAGTAATACGGCTGCAATGAATGTATATGAGGCAAACACCGACATCACAAAAAAATATCAATACGTGGCGACATTGGATACACGAACAACAGCAATATGTCGCGCCTTAGATGGTCAAATGTTCGAGTATGGTAAAGGACCTGAACCGCCACAACATTTTAATTGTCGCTCAACAATTGTAAGTGTTATAGATTATGACAATTTACCCTTTGATCCACCTGATGATGAGGGTATGAGGTCCGCCATTGGTGGCATGGTTCCTGCCGACACAACGTATGGTGATTGGATCGCAAAACCTGAGAATGTTGCTATAAAGGTCCGAGCGCTAGGCAGAGGTAGGGCCGATTACTTTGACAAATTGAGGCGTCAACCAGGTATGAATCCACAGAAAGCCTTGCAGAAACTTGTACGTGACGATGGCAGTGAGCTTTCATTGGCCGACTTGAGGTCTAGATATGGAAAAATAGCGCGAGACAATTAAACTGAATTTAGTTCTTTTGTCGCCATGCCTTACCCATACACCCATAAATCCGCGATTGCAGTTAAAACAACTAAGAAAAAATCGACTAAAAAAGTAGAGAGCAAAGTCGATTAAACTGAATTAATTGCGCCAAAAACATGCCACAAGGTCCAGGAACATACGGATCCAAGATGGGTCGGCCACCTAAGAAAAAGAAAACTAAAAAGGGAGCCAAAAAGTGAATGTTAAACCGGCAAAAGGCAGCCGTGTTAGCTGGCTATATCGCGGTGTAAGAACCTTCGGGGAGGTCACTGGTTATGCGGGCAAAAAGGGAACAATTAAGGGGCCTTCAGGAGGCTCAGTGAGTCGCGTTGGCAGCAAAGAAGATCCTGTGGTCCGCATTAAATCAGAGAGTACAGGCAACCCAGTCCTCAAAAAACAGTCAGAACTCAGCAAAGCTGCGAAAAAAAGCAAAAAGAAATGACGCCGTAATGACTGAAAGTTGCTGGGAGCTTACGGTGAGCGCAGACGCGATTCGTTTACTGAGTCGCTCTGTGTCTTTGTATTTAGAAAGATGGCCGGGCTCTGACCCTGAAGAACAAGAGGCTTTGATGGAGCTAAAGATGTTACTTTCCACCATGGTCCTGGAAACTCTTTATGATGAACAGTTGCCATGAGCCAGAGAGACCCGCGATTAAAGAGGTATGGTTTGTCTGGTTATAACAAACCCAAAAGGACACCTAATAATCCAAAAAAATCACACGTTGTACTGGCGAAATCAGGGGACAAGATCAAGCTGATTAGGTTCGGGCAACAAGGCAAAACTGGCAGCCCAAAGCGCGAGGGTGAATCTGAGGCAGATCGCAAGAGGCGCAAATCATTTAAGGCGCGTCACGCAAAAAATATTGCCCGAGGCAAACTGAGTGGATCTTATTGGTCAAACCGCGTCAAGTGGTGAGATTGTTGTTTTGGCGTTTGTGCATAAGAAGCATAAAATGGCTTGTTAAATCCGCTTAAACATGTCACAAGAAGAAACTTCAGTGGAGCAGAGTGTAGATTCGCGCAAGCTAGAGGACGAACTAGAGGCAATGCGCAGAAAAAACGCCGAGCTTTTGGATGAATATAAGAAAGCAGTCCAGTCAGCAAAAGCCATTCCTGACGGCGTAGACGTTCAAAAGTTGATCGAATTTAAGCAAAGAACTGAGCAATCAGAGCTGGAATCAAAGGGCAAATACACAGAAGCACGGCAGGCTCTTGAACAGCAATATCGCGATGCAGCAGCAGAAAAAGACAACAGAATCCAAGAACTTGAGGCGCGAGTCAAGGAGCTTGAGCTTATTTCGCCAGCCATCACCGCACTTGCTGATGTTGTCTACGACCCTGACATGGTACTTAAGACAAAGCTATCGTCTGACAAGATTGAACGTGAGGCCGATGGAACTGTTGTTGTTGTTGATGGTTATGAGCGTAAACCAGTAACTGATTGGGCGAAGTCAAATCTGCCTGAGTGGATGCAAAAAGCTCCAAGACCTACTGGTGGCGGAGCACCATCAAGCAGAAGCACTACAGAAGTCCCCTCTGGAACCAAAAACCCATTTTTGCGCGAAAATTACAACCTGACAGAGCAATCGCGTCTCTTTAGAACTGATCGCGACTTATATGAAAGATTTAAATCCGCAGCCAATGGTTAGTATATAAATAAGTAAGGCTGTGCCTTCGCGCCTCTGTGGGGCAATTTGTAAACCTTTAACGATTATTTATCATGGCGACTCTTCGCTCTGATATTATTGTGCCCGAGGTATTTACTCCTTATGTGATTGAGCAAACTACACAACGTGACGCTTTTCTCGCGTCTGGTGTAGTTCAACCACTGGCGGAGCTAAATGCTACAGAGGGCGGCGATTTTATCAGCATTCCTTTCTACAAGGCAAACCTTAGTGGCGACTTTGAGGTGCTGAGTGACAGCTCTTCACTGACACCTGGCAAAATTACGGCCGACAAACAAGTTGGCGTTATGCTCCATAGGGGCAGAGCGTTTGAAGCGCGAGATTTGGCAGCACTTGCTGCTGGATCAGATCCAATGGCTGCAATCGGTCAAAAAGTTGCTGATTATGTTGCTAATCAACGCCAAAAGGATCTACTTTCTTGTTTGGCCGGTGTTTTTGGAAGCCTGGGGTCCACTAGCTCTTCTGCTGCTTTCTTCGGGCTAACAGTTGATGGTGAGTCTGGCGATTCACCCACTATGCTTTCACCGCGCCATATTGCTGAGGCTAAGTCCTTGCTTGGCGATCAAGGTGAGAAACTGGCGGCCGTGTGTATGCACAGCTCAGTTTTTTATAGCTTGGTTGAACGTCGCGCAATTGATTATGTAACTAACACTGAGGCCCGACTTGACACGTCGGCGACTGGTGCAAGTACAATCAATGCTTTTGGCGGCTCAGTTGCTCGTGCATATGAAGACGCGAACACATTTGCAACCTATATGGGTCTGCGTGTGATTGTGTCAGATGATGTGCAGACAGCAGGCTCGGGCAGTTCTACTGAATACGCGACTTACTTTTTTTCGCAAGGAGCCGTGGCCTCTGGGGAACAGATGGCGCTAAGAAGTGAAACTGACCGCGATGTGTTGGCCAAAAGTGATGCACTCAGCCTCGACCTTCACTACTGTTATCACCCAGTAGGGTCGAAATGGGCAGTGACAACTGTCAACCCAACTCGCGCACAGCTTGAAACTGTGAGCAATTGGTCGAAAGTGTACGAGACCAAAAACCTCGGCATTGTTCGTGCAACTGTTACTTCCAACTTGGACTAAGAGGTAACTAATTATGGCATCAATTTTCGAGGCAACAGCGGGCAAACTAATCGGCCCAACTACTGGTGGCACTGTTACTCAGGCAACCAACAAAGGCACGGCAGTGACTCTGAACACTGACTCGGGCCAGATCACCATGAATGACGCGAGCTTGGCTGGCGGAGCAGAGGTGAGCTTTACGGTCAACAATGATCGTATCAGCAGCACAGATGTTGTTGTGGTTAATCACAGCTCCGCTGGAACTGCTGGTTCTTATTTAGTGCAAGCCAACAGCATTGCTGACGGCTCATTTGCAATCACAGTCGCGAACGTTGGCAGTACTGCTGGCGAGGCAATTGTGCTTTCTTATGTCGCACTAAAAGGTGCATCCTCTTAATGGGTTTGTACGCCTTCAAACGTCTCAGGGAGCGCGAGGCTGCTGCGCAAGCGGCGGCCTCTTCCTCTGTTGAGAATAAAAAATCGCCAAATAAGAAGAATGGCAGTAACAATCGACGCAACAGCAGGCGGAGCCAACGCGAACAGTTATCTGACGCTAACGGCGGCAAATGATTTCGTTGACGCGATGGTACAGAACGCAGACGTGGCCGACTGGGGCACTGGCAATGATGACACTCGTAATCGCGCATTAGCTTACGCTGCGCAGCGGCTAGACAGAGAAAGATTCCTAGGTGCTCGCGCTACTGAAACACAGGCGATGCAATGGCCTAGAACTGGTGTCAGAAGGCCCGACACGTACATCAATACTTTTTCCGTTGGTTTTCCATTTAGGGTAACAACAGATTACTACACAGACACTGAGATTCCTTATGAGATAAAGCGAGCGCAGGTTGAGCTTGCCGTATATTTGCACAATAACAAAGATGGCGTGAGTTTGAGTGGGTTAGAGGATTTCAAAAAGCTCAAAATTGGCAGCATCGAGCTTGACACTGACAAATATGGGGCAGTTGGGGCCGATAGAATACCTCCAATGGTCGAACGTTATCTAATAGGACTTAGAATTAGTGGACCAGGCAACATTGCAGTTAAGCGGAGTTAATCATGATGTTTGACAACGGTGGTGAGGCAATTACGGATACGAACGCACATACAGGGCGATTCTGTGCTGTCTATTTTTACGAGGCAAGCACTATTAGCGCGATAAGTGCTGAAGACATCACCGGCAACTCTCTTGTTAATGAGCAATTTCCAGCCGACTCATACTTGTATGGCACGATCACAAGCATCACATTGAGTGGTGGTGCAGCAATTGCGTATCGACTGTAATGGCATTAAAAGATGCACTGAGGCGAGCTGCTGATACTGCAATCAAGAAAGTTGGTGGCGATGTCACAGTAAACTTTATAACTCAAGGCGCTTACAACACAACGTCTGGCGAGGTGTCTGAAAGCATTACATCTGAGACAGTCAAAGGGGTCTTGGATGATATTAAGAATGTCGAGAAAAACAATTTGACATATGGGGCAAGTAAAACATCGATTCTAGAGATCGACAAAAAACTTACAGTATCGGCGCTATCACTAGGTAATGAGCCGATGATTGATGACAGAGTTACAATTGAGAGCGTAATTTATCATATTGTCAGAGTCGACATTATTGAGCAAGGCAATGAGGCGATTGTCTATGAGATTTATTTGAGAACGTAATGAGCAAAAAGATTATTAAAATCGACAAGATAGATGATTATTTATATGGTCAGGTCGAGCAGCTTCTGCGTGTTGTAGTGTTTGAGACTGACAAAAGGCTCAAAAAAAGTAGCCCGGTTGATACTGGCACGCTAAAAGTAAGTTGGCAGATTGGCGAGAATACAAGTGATGATGCAAATGTAAAACCTAAGGGCGACTATGGCACAGCCATTACACCACCAGTTGGGTTTAACTATCAGGCAGGCGAAGAAAAGCTGGGCAATAATTATCATTGCTACAACAATCAGCCATACGCCGAACCAGTCATCTTCGGCACAAATTTACCATATTCATGGCGAAATGCTAAGCCACCTGGTTGGCGCAGCAAAAACAATCAAATCACACAAGCCTATCCAGATCAGATCGCCAAAAGTATGCAAAGGTTTGTCACAAAGGCATATGATCAAATTGTGCAAGGCAAAAAGTAATGGCGGCTTTATCACTCAATGATGTTCGAGCAGTCATTGAGACGCATTTACTGGCAGGTTTTGGCGCAAACGTTAATACAGAAGCCGACATTACTTTGATTAGTGAAAGCGGCATAACGATTGTAACTGAATCGCCAGAGGCAACTGCCACTCCAATAGCGTTCGCAAATCTTGTTTATAAACCGACTCCTAGAGATTCTTATTTGCAATGTACCGTTGAGTTTGACGCGACACAATACATAACGCTAGGGGACTCAAGTAGCTTATCAAACAGATTATTCGGAGATGTCATTGTCAATATATTCACGCCCGCAGGGATTGGTGTGGGGCAAAATTATGATTTGGCGAACAAGGTGTGCAGCCTGTTTACGCGACAGATCTTAAGCGACATACAGTTTCAGCCATTGGCCGGCCCTAATATTATATATAGCAGCAATGTCGGGTCTTTCTTTCAGACTCAAGTGGTAGTGCCGTTTAACGTATTTGAGACTTTATGACATGCCATTTGCCAATCGTAACACAATAAGAGCAACTGTTGAGGGCAGACTCGCGACTGAGCTGGCGAGTTCTCCTACAGTTCCAGTCGTTTTTAATAATGTAGTATTTAAGCCGACTCCAAGCACAAGCTGGGTCCAATGCCAAGTGTCATTTGGCGACTCAGATAATCTAACGCTCCAGGGCGATGTTGTAGGTGATGTTGGTGGCGACAATCTTTTGACAGGACTGTTGCTAGTTAATATATTTACGCCTGCCAATACAGGCACTTCCGCGAGCCTTGTTTTAGGTAAACGTATCCGCGATCTCTATAATAGAATTAACGTGTCAGATATTTATTTTGACGCACCAATCGGCCCAATGGTTGTGAACTCCACATTGCCAGACGGTTTTTATCAAACTCAAGTCCGCGCCACCTTTGAATTTATTGAGGAACTTTAATTATGGCATTTTATAGGGGCGAGGATGGCCTTGTCAAGTTTGGTAGCACGTCCGCGGATATCACAGCTTTAGCTAACGGCGATCTTTGTGTCATTCTTACGACTGGCGACTCCAACTTCACACTTATTGGTGCGGCTGACTCTAACCCAGGCACGATATTCAGTGCTACTGGCGCGGGCGTAGGCAGTGGAACAGCCGCGAAAACAGGAACAGTAGCAAGCACTAGGTCCTGGTCATTGACACTAGATAAGTCCATTCTTGAGACCACATCAATGGGCGATACACATGCCACAAATGTGGGCAGCATTATCAGTGGGTCGGGGACTGTTGAGCTTTTTTATACAGGTGGAACTGGAGAAACAAACAACTTCGTTGAGCGAGTTAATACTGGCAACGCTGACGACTTAGTGGTGTTTGAGTTGTTTTTAGATGGCAGCACCAAAAAAGTATTCTTCAGAGGAGTACCAACTTCAACTGAGCTAACATCTACAGTGGGAGATATAAGCATTGTCACGGTTAATTTCGTGACTAGCGGATCCGTTTCTCTGTCTATTTAATCATGGCATTTTATCGCGGCGAACAAGGCTTCGTTAAATTCGACAAAGATGCATCATCTGGCATCTCTACAATCGCAGCAGTGCGCACATGGTCACTTACGGTCGAGAAAGAGCAGCTAGAAGTCACTGCACACGCCGACAACTCTCGTAAGTATGTAGGCGGCCTTGTGGGTGGCTCTGGGTCCATTGAGGTGCTTTATGATGCACCATCTGCTGGCGACAAACTTGACTTGCTGAATGAGTCATTGACTGAGGCTGATACGGCAAACGCGCATCTTGAGTTGTATTTGGCGACTGGTAAGAAGCTGTCATTCGACGCACTTATCACTGGAGCGGAATATGCTGCTACAGTGGGCGAGATTGAAGTGATTAACGTCAACTTCACCTGCACAGGAACAATTACAAGCGCGATTGGATCATGAAAACACCTGAGAGAACGGTTGACATGCTGGTAGGCATGTTCGATCTATCTGAGCGTCGGAAATTTGACATCAAAAAACCTGATGGCTCGGTTGGAATGAGCCTTTATTTCAAGTCAATCACAAGATCTGACCGTAAAAGGGCACAATCACTCGCGCATACAGACCAGGCTTTGGACATCAGCACACAGATGTTGTGCCAAATGGCCGAGCTTGAGAATGGGAGTAAGGCATTTGCTTCGGCTGATGTAGTCAAGTTGCAGCGCGAGCTACCAGAGAAAATTCTTAATGATTTGGAATTGTTCTTGTTTGAACTTGCGGATGAGGCGAGTTTAGATGAAGCAAAAAACGACTAAAGCAGGACAGTTGGCTCACCTTTGAGTTCTACTTAGCCTGCGAACTAGGGATGACAGTTAACCGACTTAGGCAAGAGTTGACCGAGGCTGAGTTCATATATTGGGCAGCTTATTTTGAAAATAAGGTAGAGGAAGAGAAACGCGAGGCTGAGCGTGCAAAGGCACGGCGGAGGTAGAGTGTTTTTAGGGATTTAATTGTAATGTGGCCGCAGTTGAGATTATTGTTAAGTCGGTTAATGCTGTTCAGCAGTTCAAGAGAGTTTCTGCGGCGACTGATAAGTTAAGTAAGGCAGCTAAAAAGGCCCAGCAAGAAGTAGAGAGTGTTGGCAAAAGAGCAAAAAGTGCGGGTAAAAAAATAAAAGATGGCATGGACAAAGCAGGTCGTGCTGTTAAAAAAGCGACAGATAAATTTAAGGGACTAAAGGGGGCTTTACTTGGTATTGGTATCGCTGAATTTACAAGAAGAACAATCAAGCAGGCCGCTTCTTTTGAGCAGTCGCAACTTCGCCTCAAGTTGTTAGCAGAGCGGTATGGCGAGTTTGGCAGGGTACAAAGTTTAGTAAGTCGGAACGCAAAAACCTTCAATCTATCGTTGGGCGAATCTACTGATGCGTTCTCTGATATATTTGCAAGGTTGCGTCCACTGGGTATCTCTCTGGATGAGATACAATCGACATTTCAAGGCTTTAACGCAGTCGCGTTTGCCAGTGGCACGTCAGCAGATGAGGCATCTGCAGCATTTAGGCAACTGAGTCAGGCACTAGGCTCAGGGCGACTTCAAGGTGATGAATTTAGGAGCATTTCCGAGCAATTGCCTGGCATACTTGGTTTAGTCGCTGATGAATTAAATGTTCAAGTTGGCGAATTAAAGGAACTGTCTAAAGAGGGAAAAATTACCGCGCGTGTGCTGATTAATTCTCTATCGAAAGGCTTTGATAAAAATAAGGATAGTATCGAAGAGTTAATAAAGTTATCACCGGCACAGCAATTCAAGGCGCTGGACAATAGAATCAAAGGTTTGACCACTACGCTCGGCCAAAGAATGCTGCCTGCTGTCGTGCCTGTTGTTGACGTTCTTGCAAATTTTGTCGATATGCTAGGTAAACTGCCAACCGCAGTGCAAGGCATTCTTGGCACATTAGCACTCGCCGCGACTGGGTTTGCTGGGTTAGCCACCGCAGCCAACTTAGCAGGTGTCGAGTTAAAGGTATTTTTATCGTTGCTCGGCAAATTTTCACTTGTAGCCTTGCCAATTGTCGGTGCGTTGGCTGCTATTGGCGATCATTTTGATAGATTGAAAAATATTGATGAGGCTTTTAAAGGTGAGTCGATCGAAAAGATGGATCAAGAGCTAGAAAAGGCGAATAAAGAGCTTAAAGATTTGGAGGCTGCTTTTGAAAGAGTCAGCGCCATGTCGTATTTTAAGGGGCAGATTGGTGATCTGAATGATTTAGAAAAGAAAATTGAAGATGTGTCGAAACTGATTGATGAGTTGACAAAACGGCGGACATTAGTCATTGATATTGTTCAAAAGGTCCACACCGTCCCAGGCGTTGGCGATTTTCAGATGGATGGACCTACAGGACGTCTTGTACCTGTAAATAAACCGAACCAAGTCAAACCTCCAGGTGAAGAACAGGATACATTAAAAGATCATTCTGCGGCGATGCACAGGCTGCTAATGCAAGAAATAGAGCTAATTAGAAAGGGAGAAAAAATTAAAGCGGCGATTAAAGCACATGAGATCGAGTTGCTAAGAATACAAGAGGCTAAGATCGGGCCTTTGATGAAAGAAGAACAGTCACATCGAGCTGTGCTGACTTTACAGCAAAATCTTAGGAATATAATCTCTGAAAATGAAGACAGGATAAGAGATGTTAAAGACGCAATAACTGATATGGTGACCGATGTAACTGATGCCTTTGTCGACTTTCAGGACAAAGAAGTTGAGAAGGTTGTTACAAAACTGGACAGAATGTATGAGGCACTCGGGCAAACCATAAGCAACAGTATCGTGGACGCTTTGACATCTGCGGTGGATGGAACCAAGAAATTGGCCGATGTTGCTGCTGATACGTTGAGAAGTGTCGCCAGAATATTGATGCAGTTTGGCGTCAACAGTGCGCTAGGTGCGTTAGGTGGCATGGGTCCAGAAGGTGGATTCTTCGCCAAAATGTTTGGTGGATTTAGGGCAAATGGAGGCAGCGTTAGCGCGGGCAAATCATATGTTGTTGGTGAGCGCGGGCCAGAGCTTTTCACACCATCTAGAGGCGGCAAAATCTCAGCATCTGGCACTTTTGGTGCGGCTAATGTTGTAGTAAATGTTGACGCATCTGGGACAAAAGCACAGGGAGATCAGCCGAGCAGTAAACTACTAGGCAAGTTGATCGGAGCTGCTGTGCAATCTGAACTCGTTAAACAGAAACGTCCTGGAGGGTTACTTGCCGCGAGCTAATGACCACACCTGCTTTCCCTACAATCCAGCCAACTTATGGCACTATAAAGAACAGTCAGCCGAGGGTAAATGCAAGCCAGTTCGGTGATGGCTACTCTCAGCGTGCCGTCTTTGGCATTAATAATAACCCTAAACAGTACGAATTAATTTTTAATGTTTCGGAGACTGTAGCTGATCAGATCGAGGTGTTCTTAGATTTAAGGGCTGGGCAGGAGCTATTTACATTTACGCCGCCGAATGAATCAGCAAGTAGTAAGTTCATTTGTCCGCAGTGGAGTAAGACTGTGACGTTCTCAAATCGTGCTGAGATCTCAGCAACGTTCGTGGAGGTGTTTGAGGCATGACAACTTACCCGGCGTGGAGTGAAGGAATAGGAGAGTTAGCGGACGAAACGCTTGATGTTGATCAGCTGCTCGGCCTAGGTGCTCAGCGCACAGTCGGTGACGTTGTATCGCGTACAACTGACCCTAATGGGTCGGCGTTCGTATTCAGGGTTAAATCGACCACAGGGGACGCTAGGTCGGGCTCAGTTGAGCCTAATTGGCCGCAGCACCCATTCGTATCAATTACTGAAAGCACCAGCACTGGGTCGGTTACATGGGAGTCAATCAGCCCAGCTTATAACGAGCTTTACTCATTACAACCTTCGGCCATTATTGAGCTTTTTGAGTTACATCTCACAACAAAGCTAAATGGAGTTGATGATGTAAGATACTTTCACGCTGGAACTAATGGCTTGATTGTTGACATCACTTTTAATGGGCAAACATACGCAGCAACGCCGATTGCAGTAGATGGCTTTGAGAAATCTTCAAAAGGGCAGCTTCCTCGCCCTAAGATGGTCGTCTCAAACGTAGATAATGCAATGACGGCGCTCATCAGCCTTTATAACTTAGAGATGGCGAAAGTAAAAAGAATTTTAACCCTAAAAAAGTTTCTTGATCCTGTCAATTTTTTGGGCGAGGATACGTTTGGCACTGAGGGCGGTTTTTCTCTAATTACAGAGGACAATAACAGCCTGAATTACGATGAACACACGACTGCAGACCCTGATTTTGGGAAATTCCCCGATGAAATTTATTATGTTGACCGAATTTCTGCAGAGACAAAAGACGCTGTTGAGTTCGAGCTTGCCAGCAATTTAGACCTTATAAATGTAAAAATACCAAAACGCCTTATTAGCGATTATTGCCCTTGGAAATATAGAGAGGCAGGCGGTGATTGTACCTACACAGGAACGGCATTTTTTGATGCAAATGACAACTCTGTGTCCACTGCAGCAGAGGATGTATGTGGAAAAAAAATTACAAGTTGTAGGGCAAGATTCCCCGACTCAACGACAATTCCTTATGGCGGTTTTCATAATGTTAGGATTCAGGCTTGACGCGGAGGCTCACGCCTTAGAAGTATTTCCAAAAGAAAGTTGTGGCTTTGTAGTAAACGGCGAATATTTGCCATGCAAAAATATTGCAGATAATCCACTTACTGAATTTATTATTGACCCAAAGGATTACCTATTTGCATTGGAAACTGGCCTAATTGAGGCTATAGTTCACTCGCATACAAATGGAAAACCACCAAGCAAGCCCGACTTATTTGCGTGCCAGCAGATCGGTGTAGATTGGTATCTATGGGAGGTAGCCTCAAACACATGGTGGATTATTCAACCCTCCTTGGGCGAGAATGGTGCTATGGCGTCCATGATTGCTACACATTAGTCAGAGATTTTTATCGACTAAACAATATACATTTACCAGATTTCAAGCGACCAAATGATTTAAATAGCTGTGAGAGTATTTTCCTTGAGCAGGCACCTTCGCATGGTTTTATCGACGTAGGCTGGGGGCAACATCGGCCAGGTGACATGCTAGTCTTCAAGCTGCAAACCGCGTCAGCAATGCACGGAGGCATTTACGTTGGCGACATGCAGTTGCTGCACCAGCGGATGAACTCTTTGAGTGTTGTAGAACAGCTCCGCCACTATTATATCAAAAGGGTGTGTGCCGTGTTTAGGTATGGAGCAAAACATAGTCTTAATGGGTGAATTGGCTGAACGTTACGGCAAAATACACAGCTATGTAAACCTTAAAACGCCGTCTGACGCACTGCGTTTATTGTGCATAAATCGACCTGGTTTGGCTGATGAATTATTCGTAGCTCATCAAAATGGGATCGGCTACACCTTAACGCAGGGGAGTTATGGGTTGGATTATGGCGATCTACACCTACCAATTGGTCAGAAGCCTTTAATTTTAACGCCTGTCATCAGTGGTAGTGGCGAGGGGAATCTTACACCTATCCTCATTGGAGCCGGCCTTATAGCTGCGTCATTCTTATTTCCAGGCGCAGGATTGTTTGGAACAGTCGGCTTATTTGGTGCAGGACAGGCAGCAATTGGCGTCTCATCACTTGCAGTTTTAAATGCAGCCGCAGTAGGTACTGCCTTAAGTGCGGTAGGTGCAAGTTTGATTATATCTGGAATTGCAAATATTATCTCGCCAATGCCTACGCTAAGTATGGCGAAAGGTGAGGGTGATAATGTGAGAGCTTCTGGGCCACAAGGTGTCTCAAGGGCGACTGATGGTGTGCAGAATTATTCATATAGCGGAGCTGTAAACACTGCTGGCGCCAATGGTGCAGCTGTCCCAATAGTTTATGGCAAGTGCTTAATCGGCTCACATTTGATATCTGTTGAGTTTGAGTCTGACGCACGCGAAGACAAGGCGCATCCAGCGGGTGCATATATAAGAGCACAAGGTCCACAGACTGTAACTGTAAATTCTGAGGCTTTGACGGCAGACGTTGTAAGTGCTGGTGGAGTTAGAAGCAAACGAATAGAGGATCCAAGCGGTGAGATTAGAGGGTATAACCCCGCAGTAGATATACTTCAAAGTGATGGTGAGCCATTGTCTTTGATAGAAACAATTTCTATCGCCGCTTCAACTGACAATGTGGGTGTAGAGACCTCAATGCGCGAGAATGAGGCTTATCTAAAAAAGAATGATAGAAGCAAAAACTTCCAAGTGATCCTGCAAATAAACAATGGATTGTTCGACTTTGCAGGTGGTATTGGCAGCACAAAGGTCGATGCTTTTTTCACATATCAGATCGACGTTATACATGAGGTAAGTCCGGGAGAAGACCCTGTGGTGGGGAGCATCAGTGGCTCAGTGTCTGGTTTGTTGGACCCTGGGGAGCAATATACATGGATTCATTGGATTGAATACAGTCAACCTGCCAACCCACAAGATAGAATTAAGCCAAAAATAAAAATCTTGGACTTTAGAGCGCAGCCAGGATGTACCCTTCAAGTTGTTAGGCAAGGTTACAAAGCCTTACGCGGTGGATCCAGCAAAAACACTACACATAAGCAATTTGAGGATTAATTATGTCACTTAAATCGGCAGCAGTCATAAAATTTCTCGACCTTTTGTGCGAAGGGCCGATCAATGGCATTGTTCCTGGTGGTACAGGTGGACTACCAAAGAACATTTTCTTCAATGAAACATCATTGAATGGCAGTTTTGATTCAAATTTGATCGACATAAATTATACAAGCAACCTAGGTGGAGTGAATCAGCCTGTCCCTGTTATTGGCGAGTCAAATGGTTTTGGTGGCGATACGGACCTTGCAAATGTGATCGCGTTTAGCCCAGCCTTAGAAGTCGGCAGCAATTACAACGAAGATGTGGATAGTAACAATGAGGTTACGGCGCGTAGGTATCAAATATCTGCCACAGGCAGCAACACTGAAACAAGAACAATCACCGACGCAACAGCGGAGAAGGTAAGTTTTGTCTTCATAATTCCAAGACTTTTCTCGACTGCAAGAGAAGGTTTGGCGAATGGTCAGCTTTTTAACGCTACTGTCCGCTGGACGATTGAAATTACAGACAGCTTGGGCGATACAAGAGGGCCAGAGTCTGGCGAAGTTGGCTTTGGTGTGACCGACTTTGATTATCAGGTTACTGGGATTTCAACGTCAGAATTTGTATATCAAACGCCGAAAATACCTTTGCATGGTGTCGGCCCATGGCAGGTCAAGGTAAAGAAAGAACGCCTGATTAGGGCGACGCAAAACGAAGACGCAAGTTCGCCACTGTATAGAGCAATTACTCCTGACCCAACAGCTGATGTTCTGATAAAAGCGATTTATGCAACAAATAAAAACCAAGGAATTGGTAATAATATGCAAAGGAGTAGAGCTAGAGAGGCCGCATTTGAGGTTAGTTTTTTTGATTTTATTGATACATCAATTAAAACTCCGTTAGCCAATAGTCGAGGCAACAGGCTACTTTGGTCGGCAATTAACACCTACAGATCAAGTCGCGTCAACTATAAAAATACAGCAGTTGTCGCCACTAGCATCAACACAGAGGAGTTTAAGAGCTTACCTCGGCGAGCGTATTTAGTAGAGGGACTTAAAGTAAAGATATTTAGCAACGCCACTCCAAGAGCTGATGGCAGTTTGTCCTTTGTGGGCGACTTTGATGGTCAGGTGTCAGGCGACAAATTTTACACAACTTGCCCAGTTTGTTGCTTCATTGATTTACTCACTTCGTCCAGGTATGGCACAGGTGACTTTATTGAGACCGAGAACATAAGTTACATTGATTATTATCCGTTAGCTAAATATGCCAATGAGCGGATTCCATCACAAGAAGTAAAAGCGACCTATACGCAAACAGGTGACGATATTACAGTGACACATCCTGCGTCAGGTGCGCGAGCTGCACATGGACTGAGTGTTGGCGATGAAGTTACGCTTAGATTCATGGGAACCTCGAACTCTGCTAAAACAGAAAACGCGAATAATAAATTCATTTTTAAAGTAACCGAGGTAACTTCTACGGCGATCTTTAAGGTTAAAGCAGCAGCATCGCGATCTGTAGGTACTGCTGAATCGGTGTTTAGTGGCAAACCTGAGCCGCGTTTTGCGTGCAACATGACGATTGCTGGTCAGGAGCAAGCGTACACAGTTCTGCAGAATATGGCGAGCATATTTAGAGGAATGACGTATTGGCAGTCGAACACTGTGACAGCAGCAGCGGATCATGGGCAGCTCAATAAGATCACTGATGGGACTGGTGAGACCCCAAGTGTCTCAGTTGCGCCGGTCAATTTATACAACAACAGCAACGTTCTGGATGGGTTGTTTAATTATTCTTATGCGTCGATCAAAACCAGACCAACTGTTGTAAAGGTGCGATATAACGACCCTGAAAATTTCTACAGGCCGAACTTTGTCTGCGTTGAGGATATATCAATGAGAGACAAGTATGGATACCAAGTCAAGGAAATCATAGGGTTTGGATGCACATCAAAGTCACAAGCAACGCGACTTGCAACCTGGCTTCTTGAAACAGAAAAGACGAACAATAAAGTCATAACGTTTACGACTGGTTTGCAAGGCTTGATGACGTTTCCTGGACAAGTCTTTGCAGTTGCTGATTTAATGCGGCAAAACACAAGATTTGCAGGGCGAGTCAAATCAGCCTCAACAAGTCAGGTTATTCTCGACTCTGCGATCACATTCCCTAGCGTATCAGCCGCAAGTATTACTTGCATATTGTCGACTGGCATTGTTGAAACAAAATCGGTGAATATAAGTGTCACAACAGGGACAACATCAACAATCTCTGTCTCGACTGATCAGTTCAGCAGCTCGCCAGAAGCAGGGTCACTATTTTCGATCACTTACACGCAAAGTGACGGCACAAAATTGCAACAGCAAAAATTCAGGTGTCTAAGCGTAGCAGATAATGGCGATGCAACATTCACAATTACTGGCACAGAGCATAATGACAGCATATATAGTGTTGTGGACCTATCTGGCACATCTATTGTTGATGAGCCGTCAGATGTGACTACATTTGAGTCTGCACCGTCGAAAGTAACAAATTTACAACTCAAATTTTTTCCGATTGAATCAAGTAATAATTTTTCATATATTTGCTTAGCTTCTTGGAAGCGCGGCATTACAGGCATAACAAGAAACTTTAAAGTTAAAGCTACAATTGGTGACGCCGAATCTACCATCACAGATAATGGTCGCAAAACGCAACTTGAGATTAAAGATGTTTTGCCGAATACCTTGGTAGAAGTTGAGGTTCAGGCGCTTGGTCAAGCTGATACTGGCGATACTGTTTTTTCAGAAAAGGCCACTGCTTCGGCCACTGCACCAAGTGCTAGCACGGCTCAAGACCCTGTAGGCTTTACTTCTGGCGATGTAACCATCTCAGATGCAAATATATTGCCGCCTAACCCAACTGGATTTACAGTTGCTATGGCATCATTCACCTCAAATGTTGTTGCTTGGGATCCGCCTAAAGGCATCAATACAAAAGATTTAGTCGCTGAAGTCAGGAAGGCGTTGGCACCAGGCGCTTACGCAACCAATTTTACACCGGCAAATGCTTTTAATAACTCGCTTATAGTTGTTGAGAAAGCCGCCGCAAGTGGTGCTGATGTCATCCCAGGTGGAAATGGTGTTTATTATTTACGATTTAAAAATTTAACTACTGGTCAGGTAAGCGCGACACCAGCATCGTTTACATTAAATAATGATTTCAATAGGAAGCATGTTGTCGCGATGCAGTTTGATGAATCTGCAGATGGAAGCACGACTTATACAAGCGGAGGTGGCACAGCTGCTAATCCTGGAAGTGCATCTACTGGAACAACGCAAGTCGCCACTAATCCTTTTGCTGGTTTTGATTTAAAGCAAGCAGTGCAGCGGAACGTGAGGCGCACAAATGATCTCGCCGCTGTTATCACAGAAACCAATCATTTACGATTAATTGATTATTCTGATTCAGGCGAATATTTTCTTAGTTTTGATGCTGACGTGTTCGACCAAATAAATCAGGGGAGGACAGGGCGAACTTCAACCATGGATGTGATTGTTGAGCCGCTTATTGAAAACAAACCTATCGGCGTAGATGGCAATCTTATATCCACTGTTAATACTACAAATGTCGAAGTTTACGTTAGAGCAAGTGCCGGTGTTCAGAAAAAATATCTCGCCCTAGATATTTTAGATATGTATATTGAGCGGGAAAACAATACAGAAAAGCTGGAGATGGAGGACAGTTCAAGCGGAAGCAAGGAAATAGCAGTAGAGAATACAGTGCCTGATTTTGGCGATTGGACAAGAATTACTGGTCGTACAGAAATGAGAGGGCGATATTTTCAGGCAAAGTTAGTTCTTACGACGGACGACACAAGTCAAAGTCCAGGCGTCAGTAGTGCAAGAATTAATTTCTTTATAACGCGACGTAACGACAAGAAAAATGCAATTACGACCGCCTCATCAGGTTTTACTGCAGTTTCTTACGACAAGAGGTTTTATAAATTTGCAAGCGCAACGACTAATGTCAATCCATCTGTGATGGTAAAATATACAGCAGCAGGTAATGAGAGGCGAACGGAAATCAAAAAGAATGTTACGTTTGAGGGATTTGACGTACAAGTTCAAGATCTTGACGCGACGTCAACCACAGCAGCAACTATCGGGTACACTGCAGAAGGATACGGCGAGGAACTTTAGTGGCTAATTTTAAAATATCAGGTCTTACAGCGCGAGGAACAAGTGCAGCAATTGCAGCCGATGATGTCTTGCTTTTAGCGGATCCTAGTACGAATAATCACAAGGTAACTTTTTCAGATTTTAACCGCATAACTTTAGCAGGTACAGCATCCGCGCCAAGCATTGGATTCTTTGACTCATTTACAACTGGTCTCTATCAATCTGCAGCAAATGAGATCGCGTTTTCTGTATCAGGAACGCATGCTGGCAAGTTTGATGGCGATGGTTTTGAGATAGGTGCGCCGTCTGGCACAGCTAGATTTCAGGTTCATAGCACGACAACTAATGATGATGTCATATTCGAGAACACAGAAGCCAGTTCATCAGCCTCGCCAAACGTTGTATTATATCGACACAAAGCAGCCAATAACACTAACGTAAACGGCGATAGTCTTGGTCAATTTATCTTTAGGGGCGAAACAGTTGCAGGTGCTGTAGTGGACTATGCAAGGGTTCTTTGCCGTGCAACTGATGTAACAAATAAAGAAGGTGCGATTGATTTCAAGACTATTAGTGCGGGTTTAAGTGATCCAACTAGCCGACTTGTAGTTAAGGGTGCAAATGTCGGCGTAAACACAAGTGACCCACAATTGCTGTTTCATGTAAAAACCGATGCAGTAACTGACCCAGTTCGATTGGAATGCACAACAAACTCGGCTGCTACAGGTGCAGGGTTGGATTTATATCGCCATAGGGGCGCCGCAGGTCAAAACAATGACCAGCTGTCAAAAATCACTTTCAAAGGAAATAATGCTGCCAATAGTTCGGTCAACTATGCGAGCATTAACGCGACTATTCTTGACAGTAACGCAACGTCTGAGGACGGGCAACTAACTTTATCAGTTGCGGCGAACAACCAAGAAGATAATGCGCGAGTAATTATCAACGCTGATCGCATCCAGCTTCTATCAACTGTTAACATTAAACAAACAGCACCAGCGTCAAATAGCGCGACAGGTGTTATGGGAGATATTGGTTTTGACTCGACGCATTTCTACATATGTATTGGCGATAACTCATGGAAGCGTATCACGCTGGAGTCGTTCTAATTTGTCCTAGAATAAACAATAGGACTAGAAACTGAGTCACTATGAGCACGGTTAAAATTACTGCTTTATCAGCTACAACCGATCCTGCGAGTAGTGATATTCTTCCCATCGTTTCAGACCCTTCTGGTTCTGCGGTGACGAAGAAGGTGACGATTGAAAACTTGATGAAGAATGCAGCAGCAGGCTCGGCAAGTTTGCCAGGTGTTGCATTTGACGGCGACCCAGATAGTGGAGTTGCGCGTGTTGGCGCCAACAATGTGGCGATCTGCACAAATGGTACAAACCGGCTTGATGTTGGTTCAGCTGGTGTTGTTGACATTAAACTAGGTGGTAGTGCGTCGACTCCTGCGCTTATTTTTGAGGGCGATGTTAACACAGGCATAAGTCATTCGGCTGATACATTAGTATTTAGCACGGCAGGATCCTCAAGACTAGACATCGGCTCAGGTGGTGTCATTGACATAAAGTCTGGCGGAAGTTCTTCAGCGCCTGCTTTAATTTTTGGAGGTGACACCAACACAGGCATCAGTCACTCGGCTGATACGTTGACTTTTAGCACGGCTGGCAGCTCACAATTAACTATTAACAGCTCGGGAAATGCGAAGTTTGGTGGCAACGGCGAGTTTGCTGGTCTTGTACAAGTTACACGAGCATTAGAAACACAAACCGCCTTTGCTAGTCTCTTAGGTAATGGCACTGATAGCACATTTAAGGTAACAGCTAATGGACATGTTCAAGCACGTCGAGCAAGAAGCAACACGATAGGTAATGTTGCACTGTCAATTCAGCCATCTGACAGCACGGCGCATTATGGTTTTAGGATTGACCAAGCAAATAATGATCTTAAGATAGACAAAGTTTTTGGAACAAATGCCACGCTATTAACTCTTACCAGCACAGGAAATGCGGAGTTTGGTGGAGCTGCCTCGTTTGCTGGCACGATTGATCATATTGCTTTTAACACTGGTAGTAACGATGCGGCCGCAAAAGGCATCTCTGCTTATGACAGCGGCCAGCTAATCATTCAAGGCTCTTCAGGTGTAACTTCTGGTACACAAACCTCCTTGGCTGTGTATTACGAAAATACTGAAAAGTTTGCAGTTAAGAATGATGGCTCGGCGACGTTCGCGAGTGATATTGTATTTATAAAAAGAGTAAATAACACCGATGAGTTGTTTTTTGGGTATGGAACCACCTCAGGTATTTATGCAGGTATTGGCGGGAAAAATAATTTTAATAGCGACCAAACATGCAATCTTCTTTTTTACATAAATAATAGTGCAAGCTCACGCAGTCCAGAGGTGCGCATGGTGCTTGATAGCAATGGCTTGATTTCTAACTATGCAACCGGCAACTCAACAAATTTTAAACTCCGCAACGCAGGGAGTTCATCTTCTAGTATATTTTTTACTGAGTGCTATCAAGGGGGCACAGGCGCAACCAGCGGAGGAACAGTAAAATTTGCTGTCGCAACAAATGGCGGTATTTCAAACGTTCAATCAAATAATGTCGATCTTTGTGATGAGCGCGAGAAGAAAAATATCGTTGGCCTAGAAACTAAATGGGATAAAGTCAAAAGTTGGGAGCTTAAAAAGTTCCATTACAACGAAGATGCTGACACAGATGATCTACGCTATGGCGTAATTGCTCAACAGATTGAAACTGTATGCCCAGAAGTTCTAGCTGATTGGCGGAAACAGGGCGCTGAAGACGCTGTACTTGATGATGACGGCGATGTGGTCACCCCTGCTGTTCCTGAAATTATTCGCAAAGGTGTTAAAGAACAACAGATGATGTGGATGGCAATCAAAGCATTGCAAGAGGCTCAAGCGCGGATTGAAACCCTTGAGGCTAAAGTCGCCGCACTAGAATCATAGCGGCTAAAATCTCCATAAAAGAATTTAATTTATGTCTGATCCTGTCACCACGTTCACTTGGTCGATCAACACTCTGGGACGTCACACCGCTGATGGCATTGTCTACATCGTCCACTACAACATAAGCGCAACAGACGGCACCTATTCTGAAGGTGCTTACGGTTCCGTTGGTCTTGAGGCCCCGCCAGAGGAAGGCTATGACGTTGTTGCTTTCGACGATCTGACTGAAGAAGTCGTGTTGGGTTGGACGAAGACTGCTCTCGGCGGTGACGAGCAGGTTAGAACCATTGAATCGGCGCTCCAAAAAAAGATCGATCAGAAGCGCACGCCAACCACAGCACTTGGCAAGCCTTTTTAATAAATGGCAGTACGATCTAAGACAGGCTTGGCTCACTTCGATATCGCGCCAAGCAAGCCTAAAAAAACGACTCAAGGAAACAGTAAAAACTCAAAGCCGCGTAAAAACTCAAAAAATTATCGAGGTCAAGGTAAACGCTAATGGACAAAACAACCAGTGAGAATTGGGAAAGAATCAAAAAACATCTGGAGGAAATTGGCGAAACTAACAACTTATATTACAGACGAGCCTGTGCGTTGCTTGCAGGCAAGCCCGACCTGATCTAGAGTTAGGTGCGCTTTATAAATCAAAATGCTTAGTCGCTGCCTTGCTGCAATTTTCGTTGCTGCAATCGCCATGCCAGCACACGCAACTGGGCCGAACAAGCCTGAATTTTATCTCAACCCAGAGCTAAATACAACCTACACAAAGTCAGGGCCATTGTCGATTCTTGAGACACATTTTGGACTCAAAAGTGGACCTTGGTATATGCAATGTGGCCCCGCTATCAACAGCAATGATGGCGATAGAGATGTTGGTTTTACAGGTAAGGCTGGATTCACAAGTGACATCAATGAGGACTTAAACGTTTACACAGAGGTCGGCGTCATTAAATTTTCACCCCTTACACCTGAATACAACCTTAAGCTAGGAGCAGTCATCGACTTTTAGGCTATAATGTGGGAGCCTTTTATTCAGTATCAAATGCTACTAAATTATCGCGGAAGAAAGTACGACGCATCGACTAACAACAAAAAATCAAAGACCGAACTAGATTCTGCCCTGAGGCGAAATGAGGGGAAGCTGGTTTATCGTGGCATTCCCTACTCAAAAAACTGAGCTTAGTCCACTTAGCTAAGTAAACTAATCCCTGCCATCAGGGATTTTTTATTGCTTATTATGAATTGAGAAAGGTGTGGTGGGGAAATCAACTGGTGAACAATCTGCCGACTTTTGACCTTGGACCTCAGATAAAATTGCCGCCTTCTCCTGTATTGCCTCCCAGGATGAAGCTGGAAGTTCCGCGACTTCAAGTGCCTTCCTATAAGCCTCTTGTGATGCCTTCACAGGCTCAGATGAAGCGGATGATGAAGGATGAAGCTGAAAAGCAAGATCGTCAAAAACAAAAAAAGAGTAAGCAGTCGGCGCAACCACCCCAACCACTAGCCCCACCAAAACCAGAAGTAGTGATCGCACCAATCAACGAAGTCACTCAAATCAGTGTACCTGGAACTGAGATAAAAATTCCAGTACCTCGCGCAGAAATAGTATCTACTGCTGTTATGACGGCTGGAGCTTCATCTGTGGCGGCTGTAGCAGGAACTTTGGCAGCCAGTCGCATATTTAATTACTCACAAAAAATACTTAAGCCAGTGATTACTAAGGTTTTGCGGAGTCTTGCAAAATTACTTGGGAAGAGTCCTCCTGAAAGTGACGCCAGGAAGAGATGGAGACGACGTGCCCGCAGATTACAAAAAGGTCGGAGTCAGGTCTAATTGTGTAGCCTAGTTCGAGCAACTTAGCGCATTGATTCGCCCTTGTTAGCTCATAAGATAATCGCTCTCTTTCAAGTTGTCTCCTTACTAAATCTTTACACATTTCAGTGATACTTCCATCAATAGGCATTACAAGACCGATCTGCATCCCCCAATTATTCGACCTTACATATGGGTCAGTGATCGTGTCATTGCCAAGATAAAAGGGAGTTATGTTTAACGTAGGCCCATTGCATGAGACACCATTGCCAAAAGATTGGCGACTACTGCTTCCCCTTTGGTTTATTTGAACGCTTTGATTTGTATTGTTACTTGTCGCCGCAGCTTGTGGGCGAGCTTCAACGCTTGTTTCTTCTGCTAGAGAAGGCGTGCAAAATATTACTGAGAGAACACCGACAATGAGGTAACAATAGAGTCGGTTTCTATGGTACGATCTATATCTATTGTCTCGACGATGCCTGCTGATCTGGTTGTTATTTCTAAGGTCCATGGGTCGCCTGCAGTGTCAATTGACCATGTAGCAGCCGAGTCTGTTATGTTTGTGCTCGGGCTTACATTCTCACCATTGTAGGTAGTAACCGCCGCGCCAAAAACTTCGTGGGCGATTGTCTCAGTAATTGTTTGATTGGTAGTCGTTGTGGATTGCATACTACCAGTAGTAAAACTCGGCGTTATTGATTGTGCATGCGCTGGTGCGACAAAAATAAAAATCAAGAGGATGAGTTTGTTCATTTGATTTCGTTAGATTTTTTGGTTGGATCGTTTGGCTCAAATTTCTTTCTTTGGTTGCCGTTATTTCCGTTTGTTTTTCTCTCGATTCCAAAACTGGCCATTGCACCGGTCAACAGACTTGCCACAAAAGTGTTATCCATTTTCATATTAGGCACAATAGATAGATAAGAAAGGGTCAGAAGTGACGCCGACCATAAGAGAACAGCGCACTTAACTAAGTCGGCGATACAATGCCCTTCTTTCTGATGTGCCTCGTCTTTTTCTGATTGCATGGTCGGGAAGAGCTACGATTTCAGTGTAACGAATACAAGTACATGATGATTGCGCTTATCAAACCGATCCTTTTTAATTTGATCAATTCGGACAATGTAAAAAGGCTTGTAGTCGATCTACTGAGAGCATATGCACGTACAACCGACAATACAGTTGATGATAAGATCTGTGATTACGTTGAGACGAGCTTGTTCCCATGCATGACAGGAAATTGCCCGGTTAATTAACTTAATTATTTCTAAGTAATTTTCTATGGTCAATTAGTTGATCATGGCCGACACTGTGTGCAATACGTTGCACCGGTAATTTGTCCTACGAAATTTTAGGTCGTGCAACATACAATTATTGAGACTGCCCTCGTCTCAAAAAAGCAGACTAAGCTGCGTTTCCGCGATAGTATTTTTCTTGCTTGGGGCTGGTGTTGCTGTTACTGCGGCAAAATGCTCTCACAACATGACGCGACATTAGATCACATTGAGCCGAGACATGTAGGAGGATTGACCGAAAGAAAAAATCTTGCTGCCTGTTGTTTTAGCTGCAACTCACACAAGTCAGGCCACAATTGGAGGCAATGGTTTAGAGAGCAGCCGTTTTACTCACAAAGCAGGGAAAAGTGGATTGATGAATGGCAGGATCAATAACTACACCTCATCAATGTGGTCGATTGTATAGGAATTATTAATGTCGTCATTTATTGAGTACCCAGATGCGATTAATTCATTCAAAGCAGTGTCGACTGAGGACGCATTTATATCCACAAGAAAAAACTCATTATCGCGATAAAGATAGAATCTAACGATACCAATCATAATTCTTCCAAGGTTTTTTTATCGCCTGTTTTATAGCAACTTTTGATCTCCCACATATCCAACATTTGCTCATAAAATATACGAGCCTGCCACTCCTGCTCATGTTCTCGCGTCATGCCTGCGTATGTAACTCTATAGACGCGACCTGCGTCAGTAGAAACCACAATGAGCGTCGGCTTTTGACTTGAACTATGATGATTTAGATGATTCTCAGACATGATTGGCACCGATTTTGCATGGATGATTGTGGACTTGCCTCTTGAGGAGCAGCTCGCCCTAGAAAAGCATGTACGAGCGGCCAGGGATTGTGGTGATGTCGATGAAATCAAGGAGCTTTGTGGCGAGTTGTTAAAGCAATCAGTGATGCAAAAAAATCTTTTGAGGCAAGCAGTTGGCAGAATTGCCGAGCTTGAACAGCAAAAAGATCTTGCAAAAGCGGCTCACATGAAAATTGTGGCGGAGAAACAACAGGAAGAAGAGAGGGCAAAGCGGAACATATTCAATGTTATTTTAAATTTATTCCACAGAGGTAAGTGATTTTAATTTTTCAGTCGCGTTACGCAAAATCTTTCTGACAGTTTCTCGACAAAGACCCACCTCACCTCCGATATCAACTAAGGTTACGCGCTCTTTACTAAAGTATTTTCTTGAGATTATTTCATATTCACGATCCGTTAATTGTTCGAGCGCATACTCTAGTTTTTCTAATGATGGCGACCTAACTTCGTCATTTAAATCAGAAAGGGCGTCATCTTGATCTGGTATTTGTGAGACAAGAGAGGACCCATCATCATGGCAAAGCCGATCAAGACTTGTATGTGGCAAAATTCTCTCCTCCCAAAGCAAGATCTGCTCAATTGGCCGATTAAAATATTCGCTTAGTTCTTGCAGCGTAGGCTGACAGTTATAGATCGCAGCAAATTCTGCTTTGTATTCGAACAATTCTTTCATTTGCTGCAACGTGCCGTGTGGCACATAGATCATCCGCACTTGAGTAGCTATTGCCCTCACAATTGCCTGCCTAATCCACCAATATGCGTAAGTGCTGAATTTATACCCAAGCGTACCATCAAACTTCTCACAGGCGCGATCCAGGCCCTTGTAGCCCTCTTGTATGAGGTCGTCTAACTCCATACTTGTGCCTTCGATTTTACCCATGTATTTCTTGGCTACGGTAACAACCAAGCGCAAGTTGTGGCGAACAAACTTTTCCTTTGCACGTTTGCCCGAACGCATCTCTTTTAATTCAGATTCTGTCCGCTCACCTGGCTCTTCTTCGAGAGCTAGCCAACGGAAAATCCGCCGTGACAGCTGAATTTCCTGCTCAGCCGTCAACAACGGATATTTGCCGACTTGGTTCAAGTAAAACTGAAGCGAATCAGCCATTTTAGGCTAGAACGACATACCTCCATCTAAACTATTGCGCGACTTTATGTCAACCTGTTTTGATTCTGTTGAATCGACCTTTGCAGGCAGTGTAAAGTCCTGCACATCAACATTGAGACCGATTCTTTGTTGGCCGTCTTTTGTGTAATTATTCTGCGAGAGTCGGCCATGTACTGTGATTTGCACACCTTTTTTGAGAAATGTTTTTGCCACAGTTGCCGAGTTACCCCAAACTGAACAATTAAGCCAGACTGTGTTTTTTTTACGATCTTGTGAACCCAGACTAAAGCTCACAACAGAATCTCCGTTGTGCGACCTTTCCTCAGGGTCATTGCCGAGGTAGCCATTGGCTGTGATGCTTAGCATGTCAAATGTTTTGTGATTGGACGATTTGAAGCTCTTTATCCAGCAGTTGCTGGAGTAGGATTTTATGTTGTTGCGGTTCAAGACTGCCATCTTTCAGGCGATCTTGCAACCTCTTTGAAACCTTCTCAAGAGCGGCCAAATCTAAGCATGCTGAAATCGCGGCACTGCCAAGATTAAAAATTTCTTCAGTCGATGGTTCGTTGCCCTCTTCTTTAAAGCTGTCGCCAGAACTGTCATAACATGCCAAACCAAGCGGTTTACCAAAGGTCATCAAAGCCCGCTTACGAGCATCTGTCTCCGCTTCTTTAACTGCTGACTCATGCAGCTCGCCGATAGTAATAAAACCTTTTTTTGGTGCTCGGCCATGACCAGCGCCCCAGCCTTCACGCACGACGTTGCCACAAGAAATACGCACTTTAGCGATATATGAAATGCATTTAATGTCATCTGATACGCAATCCATAAGCAACGTTTCGCTTGACCAACCATCAAAACCAAATATTCTGTTCGCCTCATCCATGGCAAACCATCCCTCTATGTAATTAAGCTCATGGCCTGATGGTCCCCTGCGCTTGCTTACATTTTTTTCTAGCATCGGCTGCGCCAATGCGTTTTTGGTGAAGTCGGAAAACATGTCAGAAAGTTAAGCCGGGGGAATCATCAGGCGTATGTTCGTCATAAAACGCCCAACGCGGCAAGGCTAATGGTTTTTTGCTAAAGCTCGGCCAAGCATTATTTTTTTTACAGATTGCGATTGAGCGCATGTTACTATCTCGTAGCTTTTCACCCAGAATCGCCGCCTCTTGATCTAATTCATAAACTCCAACGTTGTACGGATACTCTTTTTCAACTGCGATAAAAACAAACTTCTTGCATCTAGTTCCACGCATGTAGTGCATTTGCTGCACATGGTATCGAAACGTAGCGCAAGATTTAGCAAAGCCTTTCGGCGATGCGTCTTTTGTTGTTTTAAGATCCACAACAATGTCATCATTCCACCAGTCAGGTCGACACTTGCAGGTCAAAGGGATGCTATAACTCGTATCATCCCACCACAAAGAACGTTCGGCCTCACCCTCTGAAAGCAGCCAGGCAGCGTCGGCGTTTGCTCTTACAGCATCGGCCATGCGCATCACCGTGTCGTATTCAGTTTGCGTAACTGGCTCGATGTCTCTTTGCTCTAGTGCCGCTATTTTTTCTTTTCCTGCCTTTGTTGTTCTTGACTCAATGACTGCATATCTCCCTTGCAACTCATTAGGCTCAAGTACGGCGACATGGGTAAATGTGCCTATTTTCATCGCCTGAGTTGGCTTGGAGGTTGGCCGATCTGGGTCAATAAATCTCTTGTAGTAAGTCCACGGTGACTTGCTGATTGCGTGGAGATGAGAGGCAGATACAGCGGGGTCTTTGTGATAATCTTGATTGCTGATGAAATTTTGTTGTGAAAGCGTCACAGGTGATCGCCAAAGTTTGGGCCGAACTTAGCGTAGTTTTTTCAACGCTGCAAGGTCGACACTGTTAGCAAAGCACCCGGGGGCTCAAATAGTTGGCAGTATCTTTTCTCAGCAATTAGCCGCACCACAAGGCAGTCATCCTTCAAAGCACCGCCCATAACTAGGGCATCAAGAGTGGATCTGCACACTTTATCAATGTCATTTTTCTTAACGAAGTAATGTTGCGGCGCGTTACTGCGTAGATCGCCGTTAGCGCGGAAGTGTGATTTCGGCCTTTTAAATCTAAAAATTATCTGCACGTCCACTGGCACGTCAAAGGTTACGAGCCTTTGGTCGCGCATTTGTACTTTTGTTGCGTCAGAGACGGCTTGACGCCAAGGCTTCAATCGCTTGCATACCTCCACAAGTCGTCCGCGTCCTACATGTTTTTTGCTGCCTTGTGGCGCAGCTTCAATGTTGAGGACCGAGACGTACAGATTTTGCCGCAGAGACATGGTGGACTTTGTTAAAGAAAAGCGAGCGTTTGAGATGCTTCAATGGGTGCCATATAGCCTCCCATGTGATTATGATCTGCTTCTTGCGGCTAAAGGTCATTATACAAAGCTCCAGACCGAGCGGTCTGACAGAGCATTTGATGAATGTAGCCGTCAAAACGTAGATAAATCAATCTCCGAACTTCAAGCATTTAGAACTCTCCATGAACTTGGCATCTTTTCAGACGACACACTCTTCTCACCACACAAATCTAAATCCCAATATTACACAACAATCCTCAGAAATCAGCGACTTTCAGCAGGCTCTTCTCAAGTTAAAGAACCGCGCAGAGCAAATAGTAGGCACAGAGCACGAATCAGACTGGCTTCCATTGATGAGAAATGCGGCTAGTCATTACAATGTTGAGCTTGACGTTCGAGATAGTGACCTAAGACAATTTCTGGCCACGGCAAAAGCAAAGGTTGCCCCCGAGGGTGTTGGTAAAAAAATCGGAGACAGGTTAGATCTTACGCCGATCCCCTGGTCTTGGGAGGGTCTAATTATGAAGGCACGCATGAACCTATTAGTCGCGCAACCCAAGGTAGGTAAGACGGCACTTCTTCTTGAGATGATCGCCAAATGGCATATGGGAGACAGTGAATTTTTAGGGGCGAACTTTATAGGTGAATGTCCACCAGTTATAATCGTTGGAACTGATCAAAGTGAGGCCGACTGGGGCTCAATGCTATCGGCGGTTAATTTAGTAAGTAAAGACGGCACTATTTGCAAACCAATCGAGCGTATTTGGACAGCAGCCGACCCATTGCATTTCAATGATCGCGGACTTGACGCCTTGGGTGCCGAACTTGAAAATCATGAATCGCCATTGTTGATAGTGGATTCTTACCACAGCTGTGTCGGCCCTCTAGGGCAAGAAGATAGCGGATCTACATATGCCAATCCGTTGGCGGCGCTGCTCATTGTTGCAGCAAAAGCCCGAGCCACAACTTGTGTAATCCACCATGCCAACAAAGGTGTCGGTTCAAATATAGTCTCTTCCTCGCGTGGCACCACAGCCTTGACTGCTGTGCCGTCTCAACTGATTCACATGAGTTTTCTTGAGACGGAAAACAAAAGGGATAAGCGGATCACCCTTAAAACGCAGGGCCGCTCTGGAACGCCAATGAACCTGTTGATCGAACGAACTGACGCAGGTTGGGTAAGTCATGGCGATGGTGAGGTTGCGGAGGAAGCTCAAAGACTTCAAGGGGTGGCGAATGAACTAGCTGGAAGGCAGGCCGATTTTTATGATTACATTGATATGCGGTGGACTTTAGGTGAATTTGCGGTGAGTAGCAGCGAGCTGGGGCAACACTTTAACCTGACAACCAACAAGATCAGTCGTTACTTGAAACAACTCGTTACAAAAGGCTTGATCGCCTGCTGTGGTCATACTGAGCCGGGAGTTGATGGTGGTAGGCCGAGCCCTCTGTTCAGACCCTCTCCAGAAACCGGGTTAGAAACGTTAGAAAGGTTAGAAACCTCCGCTTCTACACACGAAATAAGGAGTTTATCACCTTTATCACCTTTAAAACCTGATATAGCGGAGGAAGGTTTATCACCTAAGTCGCCAGTGCAGCGTCTTATGTCCGACAACACCTGGCAATCTGGATGGCTTGTGCGCGATGGCTCCAATCCACACTCCGTCACAATTGAGAAAGTCGGCAACCCTATGTACGCTGTTCGCAATATGCGTTGGGGAATTGACCTGAAAGTCGCGGATAGCCCCTTTGTGTCAAACGTTAGCGATTCAACAAAAGAGTTTTAATATCGCGTCGACTGACTATTATGTAAAAGTCGAGCCTGGGTGATGACAGGCTTGGCCCCTGGAGGAGAGGCCAGGTGATCGGGGAAAAAGTGGGGGGCCGCGATGCAGTTTTGCTCGTGTCCCCGCTTTTTTTTGATAAGATCCGCTTATCATGAAACTTCTTTGTATTTGTGATAATAATTTGATATATTTTGTTCTTTTGTTACCATTAGCTGGTCCTGCTTGATTCACTTGTTCCTCGACCTTTCACCACAACTTGACGATGATGTTAAATCATTGGCTATCAAATCTGTATATGCAGATCGAATCAGAGAGAGATCAAAAACCTTTGAATTGCGGACGTACTCGCCAGGCATTCTCCCAGGAAGCTGGTGTGCTTTGTATGAAACAGCTCCAACAAAGGCGATTCAGACAGTTTTCAAAGCGGGCAGAACATTCAAGCTAACTCCGAATAAGGCATGGGAATTGTACTCTGCAAATTTTGGAATTGACTTTGATTCTTACTTTAGTTATTTTAGAAGACGCGCCTGGGCTTACGGAGTTGAGATAGCGGATGTAAGATCTTTTAAGGCCGTCTCGCTTCATGAGTTGAGAGAATCGCCAGGTTTTACAGTTCCACAAATATGTCAGAAGCTAAAGACTAGGCATCAGAGGATCTTATCAGCCACTGACAAACTATAAGAAATTCTGACTACGACTCACTTTTTTGTGTGTTATCATGCTCTCGTCTGCCGTGCAGACTTTCCTCTATCCCCGATTCTATCATGATTTCAAGACGTGTGCGTCCATCTCAGGACAGTTTGATTTTTGACAATCTAAAGTTATTGTCACAGGGCGTTCTAGAAAATTTTAAAGACGATTTATTTGTTCATGATCGTGAAATTTTACAGAAAAAAGTGGAGCCTGGCACTTCATGGCTGTGGATTGTTCACAAAAATGGTACACATCTTGCCCGATGGGATGAAGATGCTTACGCCGGTTCAAAGGACTCATTGTTGGAACACTTTGTAAGAAGTCTTGTCAGAGGAGATTGGTCAAATAGTAGTATCCACATTTTTCACGTTAATGAGATCATTGACGGCGAAGCTCATGGGTGGGTTTCAGGCCGACTTGAGATAGATGATATTGCAAGAGCTTTGCCGCGTCCACTTCCTCAACCTAAGCTGCCTGGCGAAAAGATTGAGCAACAAGTTTACTCGGCTCACTCTGGTTTAGTTCAGGCTCTTCAGCCGACTTCAGTGGCTTGAGATGATGAGACACACGATAACTTATTCATTTGACGCCGAATTTGCCAATGCTTTTTATCATGAGGAAGAAAATTCTTTTGCAGCTAATGACTGTGAAGAAAACTCGGTTATTTTGCACAATATAAATCGCGAAAGAATGATAAGACTTGTTCGTAATTGGGTGTGTAACAAGGCGATTCAGTCTGTTAATATGCACGAAAAACCCTGGGAAAGGTCAGAAATGTCCGAGAATGAAATGCGTAATCTTCATGAAATAAATTCGGCGCTCAATTGTTTCTTGTCGCCACCGCCAGACAAAAGTGAAGTAGTTATCGCGATGCAACAGAAGGAAAAAGGCCGACATAAGGCATGACCAGTTCGTATTTTAAAAATCTATTTCCCCGACCAACAACAATGAAAACGAAACTAATTACGGCTCCAGCTTTTCCTTGTCTCGGCGCACTTGTGTTTTCACGCGGTGTTGCAAGCAGGTCAGAGGCGGACGCAATATTCTGCGATGCTGTCAAATATCGCCAGCAGCTTTTCAGGAACGGTGATTGGGGCGATCTTGGTGAGGAGGACTGGGACCAAAATGTCCAAACTTGCAAACAGGCAGATGGCGGTCAATTGCTTGGTATATACAAGCTACCTGATGGATCAAGAATTTGGATTCTCACAGTTGGTTACGCCAGACAGACGCTCGGCCATGATTATTGTTACACCACGATCCTGTTTCCTGACGAATACTGATGCCTCGCCACAAAACTGCAAACTGGGACGGCTTGACTGAGACTCTCAAGCGAGCTGAAACCTCACAGAATCGACTTTGCCCCTTCTTCACACAACTATGTCACAACAACACAGATCGCCCAATTGGTTACACAGAAGAAATATTGGCGAGCAATCTCAACGAAGCGTGCGCAATAGCCGCCAATATTTGGGAAGGCAAGATTCCATCGGGCATAAGCTACATGGTATGGGGCACTGGTGGAAGCATAAAATTGGTAACGCCGACGCAATGAAAAAAACAAGCATTTTAACCGATATTGAGATTTCTTCGTTGATTATTATGATGGAAGATATCAAGGGCGAGTTTAAGGGCGCTGGTGATTATAAGTTGCCAGAGTTCTATGAGACGATCAGAGTTAAGTTACAAAATATGCATAAGTCGCGTTATAAAGCTCCATAAATATCGCTCATGGATGCAATATGTTCGACCCCTTGACAAGGGGTCTCTTTTTATGTATATTTAAAGAGTCAATCACATCACTGATTGATTCTCTCTCATTCCCCGATTTATCATGGCTTCTGAGTTTACTGATGGCGTAATCATGCAAGGCGAACATGCTTGGCATGGCCTCGGACAAAATATTGAGGGCACACTCCCCGCAAGGGAAGCATTCACCCGAGCCAATGCACTGTTTACAGTCGAAAAAGCTCCACTGCTATTTCGTAACCCTATCACAGGTGTTGAGTCGGCCTCTGAGCACAGATGTGCGACTTACAGAACAGACACAGGCGATCAGCTTGGCACTGTTAGCCTCAATTATGAGGTGATTCAGAACGAGGAGCTCTGTAGGTTTGCGGAGATGCTCCGTGATGACTGTGAGATGGATACGGTGGTCGTACTCAAGGGTGGTGCTAAGGTCGCCTTCTCAGCTAAAATCTTGGGAACTGACGCCGAAGTTGTCAAGGGTGACATCATTCATAGGCGACTTAATGGCTATCTGTCACATGATGGGACAACCAGCTTTGGTGGAATGTTCAGCAATGTCCGCATTGTCTGCAGCAATACACTTGGCTGGGCCATGCAAGATGCTAACAAGCACGGCAAACAATTCAAAATCTCACACACCAAACTCGGCGTGTCACAGATTGATTCGACTTTGAGGTCTATTGACATTGCTCGCCAGACCTTCACTCAAGAGGTCGAAGATTATAAGCGCATGGCCGAGACAGCTATGGATTACAACTCTTATCGGACCTGGCTCACAGACCTTTACAATATGCCGAGCGTCAAACAGCAGGATGGTTCCCTGCGTCCAGGCCAGATAGAGGACTCCAAGGTTAAGTGGAACAAGCTACGCAATGCATGGGCCGGTGGTTATGGCACATCTATTAATGGTGTGTCCGATACTGTCTGGGGTGCTTTCAATGCTGTTACGGAAGTAGAAACCAGCTTAAGGGATGCATCAGACAGCAGGAACATCGCCACAGTCAATGGTTACTATGTCCAGCAAATTGTCAACAGGGCCAGGCGCTCTGCTGCTGAATTGTGTGCAGTATGATGGGTCTACCAGCTTCCCAGGGGCCGCAAGGCCCTTTTTTTTACGCCTTTAACTCGCCATGCCAGCTTTTATTTGTGTTTATTATGTCTACCAAGATGATGTCAAGTATCGGAGAACAATTCAGATTTACGCCAAAGACTTGGAGCGTGCGGTGGACAAATGGACGAACATAAGAAGGGAGAATGAGTTCTTAGATGCCATCTTCTTGCCTACTAAGTGGGATCATTGATTTTTCCCATCAGATTTGCAGCAGGTGCTATGGTGCCTCCTGCATTTATTTTGGAAAAAAACGTTTATCGGTTGAGTGGTGGCCTTGGTTTCCAGGTGTCCAGATTGGACATCATGGTTGCCTGGTGTCCCTGGGAGAATATTTTACCCAACTTAGCATGCTAAAAATTCTTAATGTTCGGCGTAACAAAGCGGACTACAGCGAGACAAAGAATAGCTTATATTAAAAATGTCAAGAAAAGAGGTCAATTGATGAATCAATTCAATGTCCCCCTGGTTGCAGATTTCAAGCACTTCCTCGAACTTCCTAACGGACATTTCATTAATATCGATTTAGTGCCTAATGCCAATGGGGACTGGGTTGTTGAGCATTTGGATGCTACAGGCGAGTTTGTCTGTGGCATACAGATCGCCGCACCAGAGTCTAAATCCCAAGCCTAATCATTTCAGGGGCCGAGTGGCCCCATCTTTCCTCTTCATCCCCGACTTCTATGAGTATTTCCAAATCTGACATCCGCACTGCACTGACACAATGTGCAAAGGCAGCCGTTCTAAAGCATGAGCTTGAGGTGAAAGATCTCCCCTTTGATCTGGGCAACGTGGACAATGATGAGAGGCTCCAGGACATAGTTGACTTAATTGATGAGCGTTTGCGCGATCACATGATCAATTATGTTATCTCTGCAGTTCATCATGGTAATCTTGATTCCACTTATAGCACCCCAGATGAACATAATCAGACCTGGTGACAATTAAATTCTTAATGTTCGGCGTAACACAGCGGACTACAGCGAAGTGGGTAATGGTTTATATTAATAATGTGATCAATCAGGTCACACAACTTTCCCTCCACTCTTTTTAATTATGATCAACACACCACCCAAGTTCAATCTCTTCCCCGAGCAAGTCAAAAAATCAAAGGTAGATATGACGATCCGCAAGCACACAATCCGCGCATGTCTTCGTCAGTGTGCTGAGTCTTATCTTGACTGTGGGGATTACACTCCTGAACAGCTCCCATTCAACCCAGAATATGCAGGTGATTCCCCGATCTTCCATGACATGGTTGCGGAGATTGAGGAGCAACTGCATGACTATATGTTGGAGCTTGCCCAAGACATGATCTCCGCTCACTCCAAATGATCTACACCACTCTCCGCCTTGATTACGTCGAACTTATTGCCTTGAGTGACTCCATTCAAGCAGTCTTTCCAGAGAATTTAAGTGATCAGGAAAATGCAGTTCTTGATCGCCTCAGCAAACGCATCAGTAAGGCACTGTATCGCCTGGAGGCTAAATGACTATTTCTGTTAACTGGTTTATGGTTCCCTTCGGTCCTATGACTAAAAAAGATTGGGACTATAAAATGTGGGAAATTGAGACTATGTCCTACATGCCTGATTACATTACTGAGGAGGAGGATGACTTTATGAGTTATTCATCCATTGATGTTATCTAGTAATCATCAAGGACGCAGGATGGCGTGATGCCAACGTAGCTGCAATAAATCGGAGATATATGCAAGAAAAAAACATCTTCTCGCCAAGATTTCAACCTTGCAAGCGGAGCTTGACAAGTCAACTAATAACTGAAACTTCACAAAATTACTCAGGGTAACATCCCTGGGTTTTTTTGCGCTTTGCACCAGGTGGGTCATTATGTCCGCGCTGGACCTTTTTGCTCCAGTGGTGGCCTTGGTTCTTAGGCTCGAACATTGATTTTTTTCATAAAAAGGCTCAGGAGGTGCTATGCTACCTGCGTGCAAATAACATGAAAAAAACAGGTATTCGGCACTTGCACCTATAATGATCGAGTTATTGCAGCAAAAACGCAAATGAGCGGCACAGGTGACACTGTTCAATCGCTTTCATCTCTCAAATCAGACCATAAAAACGCGAGAAAACGCACACTTCAGGGGAAAAACCTTATTCAAGAGTCGCTCAGTCGTTACGGTGCAGCGCGATCTATTGTGATTGATGAATCCAATCGCGTACTAGCAGGGAACGGCACAATTGAGGCCGCAGCCGCGACAGGCATTGATCGAGTCCGCATTATAGAGACCGATGGCGACGAAATTATTGCAGTACGTCGCACTGGACTAACGGAAGAGTCGAAAGTCGGTTTGGCTTTGGCCGATAACAGGACCTCTGAGCTGGCCGAGTGGGACAAAGAAATGCTGTCGACTTTATCATCTGAGCATAAAATCGACCCATGGTTTGATGATGATACTTTGCTCGCGCTTCTTGCAGAAGATGAGCCAGACTTTGATGACAGTGAAGTCGCCAATGATCAGCTAGATAAAATCGAAGCAGTTTTTCAGATCATTGTCAATTGTCGAAATGAAGAAGAACAAACGGCGACTCTTGATTATTTGTTGGGTCAAGGGTTGGACTGCAAAGCTATGAATGCATAATTATGGCGCACCTTAAATTTTCAAAGTCCTCTGAGATTAAAAGGACTGCAAGAGTCGCGCAATTAGAAGGTCTTTTCGACATCGCGCCATCACCAAGGTCGACTGTATCTTATGATATAGATCTGCCGATTGACACTTTTGACTGGAATATTGGTTTAATTGTCGGCCCGAGTGGTTGTGGCAAAACGAGCATTGCGAGTGAATTATTTGGCGAAAATTTTAATCGCCAGTTTACATGGGAACACGACAAAACAATTGTGGATTGTTTTCCAAAAAATATGGCGATTAAAGATATTACGTCAACTTTGTCGTCAGTTGGTTTTAGCTCACCACCTAATTGGTTGCGGCCCTATCATGTGCTGTCAAATGGCGAGCAATTTAGGGTCGATATTGCTAGAGGGTTGGCCGAGTCGCCAGACTTGCTAGTTGTTGACGAATTTACGTCAGTTGTTGATCGCACTGTCGCGAAAATTGGTAGTGCGGCTATAGCAAAAGCAGTGAGGCGGCGCAAGCAAAAATTCGTAGGAGTCGCTTGTCACTATGACATTCTTGA